TTTATATGTCACTTCGGCTTGATCTGAAATAACATAGAATCCATGGGCAAATCCAGCAGGAACCCACACTTGCTTATCATTCGAATCAAGTAAAATTTTAGTATGTTTTCCAAAAGTAGGAGAATACACGCGAAGATCTACGACTACATCTAAAACAATTCCTGAAGTGCAACGAACCAGTTTACCCTGAGGATTTTCAACTTGATAGTGAAGTCCCCTTAAAACACCTTTAACAGATTGCGAATGATTGTCTTGAACAAAATTTTTTACGCCAGTAATTGCTTCAAACTTTTTATCGTTGAAAACTTCAATAAAAAATCCCCTATCATCTTCAAACTTTTTGTTTGTGATGATGTATACATCTTTAAGAGTTGTTCCGATTGCATTCATACCATTTAATAGTCTTTTCTAAACCTTCTTCAAGATTGAAACGTGGAGCCCATTTAATTTCATGTCGAATTTTAGTAATACTTGTGGAGTACCTTCGATCATGTCCAGGACGATCTTCAACATATTCTATCATATTTTCACTCATGTTCAAATAATCAAGAATCATTCTAACCAAATCAATATTCTTTACTTCACACTCACCACCAATATTATATTTCTGACCGATTCTTCCACGACTCCACACCTCAACAAGTGCTTCACAATGATCCTGCACATATAACCAATCACGGATTTGTTTTCCATCACCGTAGATAGGGACTTTTTTACCATCAAGCAAATTTAAAATTGTCTGTGGAATTAATTTCTCCTTATATTGTCTAGGTCCATAGTTATTTGAGCAGTTAGTAATAATCACAGGCAATCCATAAGTATTATGAAACGCCTTTACAAAATGATCACTTGAAGCTTTTGATGCAGAGTAAGGATTGCGAGGATCATAGTTTGATTTTTCCGTAAAGGAATCTTCATTTATGGTTCCATAAACTTCATCGGTTGAAATATGCATAAAGCGATCAATTTCATACTTCAAAGAAAGTTTAAGTAAATTGACTGTTCCAATAATATTAGTATGAATAAATTGAGAACAATCTTTAATTGAATTATCTACGTGACTTTCTGCTGCCAAATGAAAAATTGTTTTTGGTTTATATTTTTTAAAGATATATTCGCAGTTATGTTCATCCGCAATATCTGTTGTATAAAGTTTGACTGGATCTGGAATATTGTGCCAATCAGATGCGTAGGTCAAATTATCAACACAAATAATTTCATCATCTATAGTATTAACTAAATGATGCAAAAGGTTGCTTCCAATAAACCCCGCGCCACCAGTAACTAAAATAGTCATAATCAATCATTCCTGAGAGAATATTTATCTAACAATTCTGGAGAATACTGACGAGGAACTTCAATTAACTCCTTCTGTTCTCTTTTATCTTTTTCGAGAGAATAAACTCTATTTCTAAGTTCTGTAGAAGAATACTGATGCTTTCTCGGATGGTAATACAATTCAATATCATAATCAATGCAATATTGTTTTCCGGTAAAGTCAACATCCTTATACTCTTCACTCAAAAATCGGATATGAATTGTTTGAGTTTTTATAAGATTCAGCAAATCTGCCTCAGTTTCATATACAAGAATTTCATCAACATATTTACACGCCTGAAGTTGAACATATCTTTCATAAACAGATTGTGTTGGTTTATTTTTTATTCCTGGGCGATCTATTGTAGGGTCAACTTGAAGGGCAACCTTCAAGTGGTCGCAAAGTTCTTTTTCCATTTTGAGCATGGTAACGTGCCCAGCATGAAAAAGATCAAAAGAACTACAATTAAAACCAATTTTCATATACAAAAAAACTTTTATTTCATTATACTAAAAAAGGTGGGTTTATGCAACCCACCTCTATAATTCAGGCTCGCCACCAATTCTTTGACTGGAAATTGGAAACCAGGCGGGAGAGAGTCCCATCCGCACCACTTGCTCTTGAGAGAAGCAAGAAACTCATAAGGGGTCATATTGACTCCACCACTTAGTTTTAAGAAACTAAGAAAAGTTGGATTAACTTTGATATCTCGGTAATACCAAAGAATGCACATAAGAAAAGTACATCCCAAAGTTTAAGTTTAATTGCAAAAGGAACTGTGAGTAATCCCCCAACTACTTTTATCATTAAACCATATTTAAATTCTCCCCACAACATAGTTTGATAACCAATTATGAGTAGAATGTTTCCAATCCACCTAAGTAAATCAGATTTTGACATTAGGGGTTTGCTCCCGACCAGTACTGTTAAAGACCATCCGTGTCTATTTAATCATCTTTTACATAGCAAGGAACGGTATCAGGGTCCAACCATTTGGTATATTCAAAATCTTCCATAGCAGTCATTAACTGCATTTCATTATCACAGAGATACATATCCCTATAACGACCAGTGTAAGAATCTACTTTTTGAATGCGACAATCGGGTTTACCGTTAATTTCTAAGATGCCAACTTGAATATAACGGTAGGGAAATCGTTCCATAAGAACGGTTGGTTTCCTAACTACTTTCATGCTACCTCAACAGATTCCAGATCAGCAAGAACGTATTCCATAAGCATTTCATAATCATCCAAAGGATCACCAGAGAATACTACACCTTCGTTCTCATAATAACGGCGAACCTTTTTATAAAGTTTCGGATTCTTTACATCAAGGTAGAATTCACCATTTGCTGCACCACGAAGGGTTTGAACGTCTTTCTTGAATTTTGCTGTGAGAGTCATTGTTTTGAATGTTGACCTATGTATTATACAGGTTTGACTTGGAGAAGTCAAGGCGTCCAGATTGGATTCTGGACTCGGACAGATTGGATTCTGACCGTGCTTTGGACGCTGACCTAATGGTTACTCTTTCTGCAGAGGGAGGCGTCAGTCTTTTATATCCTAGCAAGCACCTTGCTGGAATCCAAATGCTCCTTGCGTGGATCGAACACGCCTCAGGCGAATTATGAGTTCGCTGCATTCACCAGATTGCTAAAGGAGCAAAGTACGAGTGGGTGGATTCGAACCACCTCAAAGCCGCTAATCTGGCGGAAAGAGTTTATAAGACTCCTCTGACTACCAAGTCTCACTCGCATAAATCCAGATCTATTATAGGAGAACTGGAACCCTCTGTCAAGAACCTTCTTCGTGATCGGTGTGGATGCGTATTAATTCGTCATTCACACGAGAATCTATTTCAAACTTTATGGTTTCGTTATAGGGGACAATCACTGCACTATTATCTCCATCCCGTATAATAAATGATTCACCATTTTCAACTCTATTCATTAAATTGTCAAAATTAGATTGAAACTCTTCGACTGTAAATGATTGAAGTTCGTTTATTTCTTGATTCATTTTCAATTTTGATTTGTTTAAATTTTAACATCAGTTGAGGGAAAGGTCAATCGATACTCATCAAGATTTTTAAACCTAGTCTTAACGTGGGGGAAAAAGTCTTCCCACACCAAATCCCAACCCAGAGGTCTCCAATGAAAGTACATATTTCTATAATAATCTCCATTGAATGGAGTTAATCTTCCATGTACACATAAACTTTCATACAACAACATATCACCGGGTTCAAAAAATACTTTATGATGTTTATGTTCGTGATCAAAAAAATCTAGATGCCAATTTTCTTCTGATTTTTGATCTATAAAAATAATACAACTCAGAACATGGGTATTGAATTTATCTCTATGCAATTTGAGCATAGAGTTTCTAACATAACTTCTTATCCCATAAGCCATCGTTTTTTCTACTTTACAATCAGACCATTCCTCTATAATTGGAGTTAGAACTTTATAACACTCATCCTCAAGTTCTTTTTGTAAATCGCAAATTTTTGTATACGGAAAATTACTTCCTTGTATTGTAATTCCTCCGCAAGTATTTTCGTCCCATTCGGGAGAATACTCAAATTTATCAAATTCCTTTTCAAATGACATTGTAGAATAATCATTCATTATTCTTGAATACAATGAATTTGGAATTTTTATTTTTTCGAAAGGTGTTTTTGCAATAATTGGAGGTAAATTTAATGACATAATTTTATTTTAATTTTGGTCCCAACATCCAAGAAACTAGAGAAATTCTTTTACCTTTAGTTACTGGAGTAACTCTATGTGCTGCCCTTGAATCAAAAATTATTATAGTACCTTTTAGTTTTGGTAAGGTTAAAACTTGTCCATTATAATCAATAATTTCAAAATCACCACCCTCATATTCTGAAGGATCTGAAAGAAGCAAGGTTGCACTCAGTTTCCTACTATGACCATTTTTGTCTATAATATCATCTCCATAATCACAGTGCCAATTGTAAAAATCTCCAGGTTCATAAGTAGTAACTTGAATTGTTTCAACACTTCTTATATCATATTGCCATATATCATCGTTAAATTTATTGAAATAATAATCAAATATTGAGCAGACCCAGTGACCACTTTTCCACCAAGAAACTTTTGTACTTCTGACTTTTTTATTCACACTATTATCATTAGCACCGCCAACAGATGCTTCTTCCATATCAGAATCAATAAGGTCTATGTATTCCTCATACATCAAATCAACTAATTTTGGAGGTATTACTCTTTCAAAACTACCAACGACACAAGTTTCTCTGCCCATTTTAAATTAGAAAAAAAATATTTACAAAAATCGGGATGATAGGATTCGAACCTACGACCCCTCGCTCCCAAAGCGAGTGCTCTACCAAACTGAGCTACATCCCGTTAATCAACTTACGCTCACCTTTTCCGCCCATTTTGAAAATTCAGAAACCGCATCTTTTAAAAGAAAGTTTTGAACTTCATCAAAGGTTTCGAAAGTCTGAATCTGATCTTCAAATTCAACCCACCAATAAACACAATTTTCAGTTTCAAGTTCAACATCTTGTTCAGGAATATCTTCCCTAGAGACACACTCAATTACCATATGAGTTTCAACTCCATGCTTTTTTTCAGCATCAAGAATTGTTTGGGAGATTGGAAGTTCAGAAAGTAAACGAGTCATTTTTATTTTACAAAATTACTTACTCTTTTTATGTATAAGCATAATACCAGCAAATGGTACTATTGTCAACCCACATCCACAAAGGAAAAGAAAAAAAGGACTAGATGCGAGTGTTTCAACTAAGTGAAAAATCATCTTCCCCTCCAGTTCTTGTATTCATAATATATGTATTAATCATCTTTGTCAACCCCCCCTGACAGCAAAGGATCGACATCCAAACCAAAGAACTCCATACAATATTATACTTCTTACTTTGGATATGCATTATGAAGTCCCCAATTAACAAATAGTATTATGATACTAAAAATACAAAATGTAGAAAGTGCTAGATTACCCATTACATTCCCCCGTTTCCGAATTGAAAAATTAATTCAAAGTGATTTTGATCCATGGTAGTAATGGCGGAATCACTCCAACAAGTCTTAAAAGTCCCTCAGCAAATAAAGCAAGAACCACCCAACCGACGCACATACTAATGATAGAAGCATTACGGTTGTGTCGTCGTATTGCAGCATCGATCATCTCCTGAACTTCAGAACGTGTAATAAATTCTTCTTGTTCGTGCATCATTTCTCATCTCCAAGAAATTTTGCAAGAGGATCTCTGCGGGTTTTAACAATTTCAACTGCTCTTTTATAAAACATATTATCAGTGTTGCCAGATTCTTCAAAGGTTGCTTTTATTTTTACCCAATTCTCATAAGTGTGTTGATCCATTGGGTTTAAAGAGATAGTACTATTATATAATAGTTTTCAATCTTTGAGTGTCAACAAAATGTGTTCATAACGTAACACTGTTGAAGAAATTGTTAAATTTGTAACTTTTCTAAACGGAAAGGGTGGGATTCGAACCCACGGATGCTTTCACATCGCTAGTTTTCAAGACTAGAGCCTTCAACCACTCGACCACCTTTCCAGTATTAAGTCCTCAACGGACTTCGAAATCAAGTCGTCTCACTTTACGTTGACGACGTGCTTCTTGCCAAGCAATATCTTGAGAAGTCAGCACACTTTTATTTTGATTTTCTTTTAGAGAGTTTATCATAACAATTCTAGATAAGTCAAGTGCCGAAATCTTATCTCCACGAATTGTTGCCATATTAGGACATCCACATGTCACTGTTTTTGTTGGGTGCCCTAATAGTTCTTTATTGCAATCTTTGCATCTTATTGATAGCATTGTTCTTCATCCTTGTCACTGTAAATGTGATCTTAACATCCATACAAATTTACCATGAGATTCCATCAAATCTTGAACTAAATTTGCGGTTGCGTATGATTTTTGATTTTCTGATTCTTCAGAAATCTCTGCCATTAACTCACAAAACTTAGTATTATTCTCAAGAAGTTCTTGAAGCATTTCTTTTGCTCCAGTTGAACGTGCAGATTCTTTAATTTGAGTTACCTCAAGCATTCTTGAAAGAGAACTTAGGGGTTTGATATTTAGATATCTCATATGTTCGGAGAGTCTGTCAATCTCTTCAAACATAGTTTCATACTGTCCACCAAAGAGTTGATGAAGTTGTGTGAAATCTTCCCCAACTACATTCCAATGAAATGCCCAAGTTTTATGAAATAAAACAAAAAGTGATGACTGAGCATCACTTAAGAGTTTAAACAGTTTCTCCATTATACTCTTTTTTGAGTATTTATGCAAGTGGGAAATGTCGGATTCGAACCAACGACCGTCTGCGTGTAAAGCAGCTGCGCTACCGCTGCGCCAATCTCCCGTTTCCTCTGTCTAGGAATCGAACCTAGTTTCCGTGTGTGTTGTCCACCCGTCCTTACCAATAGACTACCAGAGGTACTCCACAACCTGGATTCGAACCAGGGACCAAGTGATTAACAGTCACC